GAATTGGATCGCCCGAGTAGGATCTGTCCCAAATCTCAATCGTATAACGGTCGCCGCTAAAAGAGTCAAATTCTGCCTTAAATCGTATTGCGGCCATTATCTATACCTATTTGTTGATTCAACTTCTTTATTCATTACAAGCATCAAATCGCGTCCGGATATTTTACCCATAACTTCTACGCGCTGCGAACCGCCTAACATATCTTGCAATTTAGAAAGCGGCGCAATAACCTCAGGATCTATTCCCGCCATTCTGTTATCGCCGACCATTGCAAGAGTAGGCCCGTAAGCCAAACCACCTTGGGCGAGCTTTGGAGGTTGTATCTTTGATTGCAAACCGTTAAACAGCGCCGATGCCGCACCCGCTGCGAGTGCGCCCGCTGCGATGTTTGCCGGGAATGGTAGCTTCATTGCAGAGCTAACCGCTTTAAATATACCCTCAATTGCCATTGATTTAGCTACCTGCAATGCAGAACTAACCGCCGCCGCTGCATATTCCTGAAACGATGCGGAGCCTTGACTGTTTAGCGACTGTATCGAATTTAAAACGGAATCGGTCATTGCCTTTTGAGCTTCGCCGCCGTCCTTCCACATTGCAAAAAAGTCGCCTGTTGAATAGGTAAACGCCTCCTGTTCTTCTCTTGTTAATTTGAGCTTTTCCCTTAGCGCGTCTAAGCTTGAAAGCTCTTCGTTCGTAAATGATATACCAGGCGTTTGTTGGTCTGCCTGCGGAAAAGCCGCCTGAATATCGCCCTCGCTTGGCGCGGTCGGATCTGCTCCAAAATTGCCCTGAAAACGCTGTATCGCAATCGCATCATAATAAGCCCGCGTCGCTGCCTCTAATTTTATCGCCCGCGCTTCGGTTTCGTCCATCAAGTCAAAAAGCTCTTTGTATCGGTCTTTTTGTTCGGCTAAAACTTTGTTCTTATTTTTTTCGCTTGCTGCCAGTGATGCCGCCGCCGTTGCTGCTTCGTTGTTGGATTGCGCTAAGCCTTCATTTGCGGTTGTTGCTGCGTTTGTTGTTGCGATACTTGATTGAACCGCCGCTACTCCGTTTGCGATTGCATCGCTTTCTTTCTTTTTATATTCTAACGCTCTTTGCGTTGCGTCAAATTCTAATTTCCAGGCTTTTCGTTTTTCGGCTAATTGTTTTAGCTCTTTGGATATGTAAGCCTCTGTAATATTGCCCGTTCTTATGCGAGTTTCGACTTCGGCTGATAAAAACTCGTTGTAATATTGTTGCTGCTTTACAAGCTCTTCTTCGAGCGTTAATTGTTCGTCCGCTAACTTGGTTAGCTTTTCGGTTCCAGCTCTTGCAAGTGCGCTTTTTAGGATTGAATCCTTTAACGCGATATATCCTTTTTCAAGCTGCGCAACGTCTATCTTTTCGGTTTGTATATTTGCGAAATACGATGGGTACTCTTTTTGCAGCGCAAGTAAAGCGCGTGTTCTTTCGTCCTTGCTTGCTGCTTCATTTTTCGCTACCGCAATAAGTGCGTTTACCCTTCCAAGTTCTTCGCTTGCTAATTCGTTTCCACGTTGTCTAACCTCTGCTTCGGTCTTTTTCGCTTGATTCATTAAGTTGTATTCGCTGCGCAAATCGTTCAATGAATCCGTAACGGCATTATATGCGTAAACCAATGCAGTAATAGCAAGCACTACCCCTGCGCCTGCTAACGCTTTTTGCGCAACTGACATCTTTTGAAGTGCAGATGCAGCACTTAATGCAAAAGACGAAAGTCCCTTTATGCTATCTCCCAAAAATCTAATACCCTGCACAACCGCAACGCCGCCTGAATAAAAAAGCTGCATCACCTTAATAGCCGGCCCAAGCGCCGCCGCAAAAAGCGCAAAGTTTAAAATACTTTTTTTGGTTTCGGGATCGAGCAAACGGAAATAATCTGCAAGCCTTCCAAGCGTTTCCGAAAAAGCGTCTGCAATTTCGTTTATATTATAGACTTTATTTATTTCAGTTCCAATCGTCGCAAAAAACTGTTTTAACGCGCTTTGCGCATTGTTTACGGCGTTCGCAATTCCGCCCTGTACGCGCTCGGTTTTTGCAAGGCCCTGTGTTATTTTGTCTATAAACTCGTCCGCTGATACGCCGGCATCGCGTAAGGCGTCGGCGCTAATTGTACCAAAAGTATCTTTGATTGTTTTAGCCAAACCAGGCATATTTTCAAGAATTACGCTTAGGTCTTCTTGCAATATTCTGCCCTTAGATGACATCTGCGAGAATTGCCGCGTTACGCTGTCGAGTTGATCGGCGCTACCACCGGACGCGGCTAAGGCGTTAGCAAGCTCGGCAATAGTTACCCGCGCCCGCTCTGCTGAAAATCCTACCGACTGCAAACGAATGGAGCCTTTAACAGCTTGTTCCAAATCAATACCAGGAGCCAGCGCGACTTGCCTTAATTTCTCAAGTTCTGCGGCCGCCTGTTCGGTTGTATAGCCGGCGTTTCGCATTGTGGTATTTAACGCCTTGTCGAGCGTTTCAAAATCACCTGCAGCCTTAATTGCGGCGGCTCCAATACCTACTAAAGGCAATGTAAGCGACATAGATAGGCCGTCGGCCATTCCGCGTAGTTGCTCGGCTGATTTTCTCATCCGCGCTTCCACTTGCCTCATAGAGCGGTCAAACTCCCTAAAATTTACCGCTATTCGTACATTTAAGTCGCTAACTGCCATTAGTTTACAATTCGTTTAGTATTAGATTCAAACATTGCGAGCATCAACTCGGCTTGTTTTTTTAACTCTGCCTCCGATACCTTTATGCCTTTAAACTTACTTTCCTCCCATCCGAAGCGCCCTAAATCGGTGGGCTTTATACGTTTTTTGCCTGTGTGCGGCAATATAGCCCAGTACCCAATTTGACGCGCTTGAATCCAAGATTCCTTCATTTGATCATTCTTCGCCTTGACCATTGCCGTAAAATACCGCGGCGAAGTGTTGTAAAAATCATCCTCCGACAAACCAACCCAAGCCGCCGTTTGTTCGAGCGACTCCCAATCCGTTAGGCTGTCGGCTGTGGCTCCCCCGATTGCGCTTCACCTCCTTTCGCCTTTGGCATTGAGTCGGCAAAAAGCTCCATTATTTTAGCGATTGTTTCTCCTGTTAACCAGTCGGCAACATCTTCAACTGATGCCGCAAAAGGTTTTTTTGTTGCTTTGCCGCCGTTGGTAAAACCTGAAAATGCAAGATCGGCAATAAAGCTAATTTTGATCTCCACTTCGCCGCCTTGAATGGACTGCGAAAAATCGCGTAAAGCTGTGCGGCCTGTTAGTTTTTCGTAGTGGTAAAGTGCGCCAAATCCAAATTTGATAGGCGTTTGTTGTCCGTTGAAATCTAAATAATTGACCATAGTTCAAAAAAAGAAATAAGGCCCGACATAAGCCGGGCCAAGAATTAAGGATTTGTTGTTTCAGATAAAGCACCGGTTCCTACAAAAGTGAAGTCGTAGGTTACATTTTCATCGACTCCGGATGAAGATGCGCTTAGGCTTGTAAGCATACCAGTACCGGAGTAGATCTTGTCGCCCGATACGGTCGTACCCCATTTGATTGTGGCCGTCGTGCCGCCATTAATCAGGGCGTACAAGTCATCAAAAGTGTAGGTACTGTCCCATGCAAACATGGCGCTACCGGACATTTCCCACGACAACCGGCCGGGAAGCTGACTACCCCACGAATCGGTATCTTTGCAAGTGGTGTCGCGAGGCGACATTGAGATACTCAAATTGGCATCTACGAGGCAAGTAATGGTCGCGGCTCCGACTTGTATTACTGCCAAACGGGAATTTAAAACGCCTGTTGTTGGCATAATGGAATTTATTTAGAACGTGAAAAGGATTTGGGCGGTGTAGGTATTGTTATTTCGTCAGCGATTGACGGCTCGAACGTTTCAAGGGCGGCGGCTTGCTCTGCTGTCAATGGTGTGCAAGCGTTATCCGCTAAGGCGTTTTTTCGGCAAAGTGTAAAGTCTGCAATCGGCTTTATAATACCCTGCTCTAACAGTGCCTTTGCGTCTGCTCCTAAACGAACGCAATATCCAGGTAAATAGATTTTTCCGCCTGCCGACTGATCTACCCATTGTTTGATAAATTGGTATCTGTCCATTACTTTTTTAATTGAATAGCGTTTAAGCGTTCTTGCATTTTAGCGACCTCAACGGCCAAGTCTTTACGCTCTCGATCGCAATTAACCAAAAGCGCGTTTAAGTCTTCGATTTTAGATTCCAACTTTTTTTCAGTCGATCCCCACATATTGAAAAAAAACCAAGTCGATCCAACGAAAAATATTACCGAAAGTCCTTGATCTTTTAGCTTTGCGGCGAAGAGGTCGTATAGTTGTTGCATTTGTTATTAGGGTATTTGTCTTAAAATCGTTTTTTCGGTCGCTTAAAATTGTCTTCAATCCACGTAAAGCAAACCATGCCGGCCATAAATCCAAAACCGGCAAAAATTCCAAAAAGTGCGTACTTTAAAAATTCCATCATCGCTTTGCCACCGTTGCGGGCCGAATAACATAATCCGTACCCAATGAATACCAGTTAGCACCATTTTGGAAATACTCAATAAAGCCTTCCACATTCCATTCAGTCAAACGAAGATAGCCCGGTGAATAGTAGGCCCGCTTCCAAGTTCCTGCCGCCTTTGTAAACGACCATTGCAAACGGTCTAAACCCTGCACTTTCACAACCCGAAAAAATATAGTTGTTTGTTGGGTGTAACCTTTGAGCGCCCACGTTTGTAGCGTTAGTTCTTTTTGGCCGATCGTGTCAAATAAGATCACACCATAAGCGCTTTCTATTTGGTTGCCATCTCGGATCATCCCTCCTATCTCTGCCCGGTATTTTTGTACCACTCGCATATCTGCTACCCGCCTGCCTATTTCTTGAGCTGATAGCTGCCTAAGCGCTTGCACCTGCTGCAAAGTATCCTTGATGGGTACGTCTGTTTGTGTGCGCTTGCCTTGATCGTCAATTGTCAAATGCGTAAGGTATAGCCCCTGCGCGGTTGGTGTGATGAAAGTTGTATCTGTTATAATTGTTTGCGCCTGTACTTGTAGCGCTGTTAGGAGTAGGGTAAATATTAGTGTATTTTTCATTGTATGTCTGTTTTTTTAGTGAAGGTCAATCCAAGCGCCTGCGGCCCTGACCTGCAGTTTGTTGTCTGTGGTATTATAAATTACAAGGCCATCGGCAGGTGTTGCGATTGCGTCGCGTTGCGTTTTGGTCATGCGCGGGAAGAGGATGCCTTGTGTGGTGCTTGCTACCTCAAAGGCTGAACTTGCGTTTTGTGTAGTTGTGCCGATTGCTACGTTGCCCGCGAAGTAAGACTTTGCCGTACCCGCACCATATAGGCCCCAGCCGGAATTATTTGACCATTCTATTGATCTCCAATCAAAAGCACTTGTTAATGTTGGGGCTACGTGTAATCCTCTAGTTATACCATTAGCTCCTCCAGTTTGATTAATTACTCCATTAATTGTTTGAAAAGTGAAAGTGGCATTACCTGATGTAGGCTGGAATCCTCCAGTTGCATATTGAGTTAAGCTAAAACTACCACTTGTTTTAGTAACTGTTGTAAACGTGTTAAAATTTATAGCACTATTTCCTGTGTAACCACCAGTTAATTCAATAAGTCCAGTTGTAGATGTTTTTGTTTCAACTCTATTAGTATAAAGTCTGCCATCTGAACCTAACGCCATAATTCCTGAAAAACCATAAATGTCTCCATTTTCTCTAACAGAAAATACAGTAGCTGGAGTAGAATTTTCAACTAAAAAAGCATTTGTTGTAGAGGTAGTCCCTGTGCTTCTTACTTGAAGTCTTGCTGTAGGTGCGGATAAACCTATACCTACAAGTCCTGAACGAAATAAAGCTGCGTAGTGATTAGTAGGATTTGCTGTAAATAAAGGGTCATAATCATACCCAATAAAAGTAGTAAGGGCGTATTTAGGATTATAAGAACTATACAAAGCTGTAAATGATGTTAAATTTGTCGTTCCACTTTGTAATTGACCTGTAAGTGTAGTTCCTCTAAAAGAAGTAGAAGCAGTTCTATTAATCAAAGTGCCGGAATTAATAGAAATTCCTGTAACATCAGAAGCATTATTGTTATTTCCACTTTGCATTGTAAGAGTTCTATTTGAACCTGCCGTACTAAACCCTACTCCTGTTGTAGATAAACTTGTTCCGTAACCATTATATTGTATTCCGCCTACAATTAACCCATTTGTATTGTTCCAAGTAAAACTATTGTCTCCTGTTATAGAATTAGTACCATTCCAAAAAGTAACCTGTCCTGCTGTTCCGCTTCCTGTGACATCATCACTGGGATCGGTATCAACCGTAACAGTACCGCCACCGTTACTCAAAGTTAAAGTGTTGGTTCCGGTGCTTAGTGTTTGCAGCTCGTTACTTACGCTTCCATCTACCTCCGTGCCTGTAACTGTAATAGTAGTACCCGCTGTCCCTACAGTATTAATACCAGCGCCTGCGATAGTTACCGACCCTCCCGAATTTGAAAGTGTAGCTGTGTTAGTTGCTACTGATAGCGTTTGCAGCTCGTTGGTAGCGCTACTATCCGCAACGGTTTTTGCCTCCCAACGCTTGTCAATGTTATCCCAAGTTAATACTTGGTTATTGATAGGATTCGGTACAAAAACGTCGTGCAGTTCGTTTAACTCATATCCATTTTGTACTTGTACGAAAATAGCGCCCTGCGTTGCGTGTTTTCGCACACAAAATCCGATCATTACACCATGCTTGGGTGCTGTTGGTCGTACTGCTGTCAAAGCGCCTGCGGTGTCGGCTGATAACCAAACGATGCCGCCTTCTGTTAGGTTAGTAGTATTTAAGTTACGTACCAAGCCAAAAGTCGTGCAAAATGCTTTATTTCCGCCTGTGGCGCTTTCTGTCATTAAACCAAAAGTAGTAGCGCTTGTTGCATCTGCTGTTGCAAGTGCGTAGCGTACTGTCTTATTTGTTCCATCTGCACCAACAATATAAACCACTCGGCCTTCTATCAATCCGCTATTGTCTGCGTGCTTTACTAAACTAACCTCTTCCTGCCCTATTTGTAGGGTTACATTGCCGCCCTTTAATTGAAGGTCAAGCGTTCCATCTGTGTCATTCCATTGCACACGACCAACCGAGCCATCAAGCGCACTGCCTGTGCGAAATTGCAGGTAGTATAAACTATCAAGAATGATGCTGTCATTTTGGATCCGGATACCTTCACCCGCATAATATGTAGCCCCTTCATTAATCCAAACCCAAGCGGAGCCGGTCCAGTAGTACAACTCAGGAGCCGTACAATTATTAATTACTACCTTGCTATCGCCCTTCGTGGGAGTGTATGCCGGTGTTGTACATCCTGCAATTTCTTCAATGGTGTTACCAAGTAGCTGCCAACCTCCGGGCGTATTGTAGTGATACCATTTGCCTGTTACGGTATCAATCGCAACTCGCGAAGTGCGGGCGGGAGGCGTAAACGAAGGCGCGCCGTTGGTATAACTGATGCCAGCGCCGTAGGCAATGTTATTTTGTGCGGAAATTTGCGGTAAACTGCAAAAAAGCGCGGCAATTATTAAAAGGTATCTCATTATCCTATCATTTTAAGAATGCCATAAGGCATACCGTAGTAATTGTCTTGTGTTAAAAAGTAAAGATCGCCAACACTTAACCCGTCGGCAATCGCTTCACTATCATCGCGAAAAAACAAGCCCTTAACCGGCAATGGCGGGCCGACTTGATTTTGTCGGTTAATCCTAACCGTATATTGTGCAATGTGGCAATGATAACCCGAATCGTTGTCGTAAATCTGCCTAACTTGTTCGTACCTTATTCCATCTATTGCGGTTAGTTCGAGTTGAAATGTAACATCGCCGCGAAAAAAATCTATCGCGCGTCTAAACGCTTCCTCTGCTTGCCGCGTTTCATCAAAGGACACTCCCCAAATTGCGACCTCAACTAAAACGTTATCTACCCAACTTGCAGCGCTTTTATTTTGCGCCGGATTGGAGCCTACTACCGTAACAACAGCGAATGGAAGTGCGGCGCTTTGCGGCGCGACTACCGGATAAACGCGAGTGCCAAATAAGGCAAACGCGCTTGGATTATCTGCTATTATTTTTCGAATAGGGCCTTGAACGTTCATTATACTTTTTTTAGGCGTTTGATTTTGGCTTTTAAGCCCTCTACAATCGTTTTTTGCGTTCGCTCTCTCATCATTATCCAAGTAGGCAGAATAAACGGTCTTGGCGGTGTGTGGCGCGTGCCTTTCTCGATCATGTGAGCGTAGTATCCATCCGTTTTGCCAAATGGCCCAAAAACGCCCTGAGCGGTTCCCTTTGCTAATTTAGCACCCACAAAAACCGCGTACTTGCTTTGCCTAAATCGCATAACGTCAAACGATGCAGCGAGGTTGCCCGGATAATAGGTCGCTACTACATTGCCGCGTCCCTTTGGCGCGCGCATACTCTTAACGAGTTTTGCAGTGCTGTATCGCTTGTGAACTTTGCGGCCGTGTGGCGCTGCCCGGTAAAGGGCTGCTACTACCGGTTTAGCCGATTTGGTTAGAATAGCGCTCGTCCCGCGTTTGGCGTTGCGCGCTATCTGCCTAAATTCTTTTAACAGCTCCTCGACTTCCTTTGCTAATTGTTCGTTCATTCTGTTACCTGTGTTTCAAGTATTAAACGATCGTTTCTGCCCTGTTCGGATATACGAATTATGTCCCAGTTGTCACCGTTATAAACAACACGATCAATTACCGTTACGTCTGTTTTACGAATCTCAAAGTTTGCCCGGTTAGTTGCATAAACCGCGCCTTCTGTAACGTCTTCACGGACTCCGCTTTTTGGGTACATAACCGCTGCCCAAACAGTTAGCAAGTTAGACCAAGTTTCCACGCGTTCGCCGGTCGCATTTTCGACCAACGCACGGCGTTGAATCGTAATTTGTCTATCCAATTTGCCAATGGTTTCCTTTTTATTGCGCATCATATCACAAATCGAGTATAGGGTGACATAAAGCGCTCGGATGCGCGTATAACAGCGTCCGAAGGTGAATCGGTGCGATTTTCGTAAATGTCCGCTAAAATCAAAAATACTGCAATCTTTAAATTAGCAGGAACCGCCGCCGCGTTCGCATATCCTGTCGAGTACGTGACTTTAACTTGGAATGGCTCTGCGGTTGCGTTCCATCCATCGACGGGAACAACTACTCCCCTTTGGCTTTGTGTGTGCTTCTCAATAACATATTCACTCGACGCCAAATTGGTAAACGTCGCCGGATTTGTGCTGATGGAATACCCAATAGACGTGAGTGCGCTAAATGGCGCGTAAGTTAAATTGAATGGCTGGTCATCATCCGGAAAGCTTCGGTAAGTTTCAACAACCGTTGCGCCCAAAAGTGACATTTGACAGTACTGTTCGACAAAACGAATTGCCGCCCGCAAATAAGCCTCAATAATTGTATCCTCAGCGCTCCCCGTAACGCGCAAATGCGTTTTAGCCTCATCAACGGAAACGGGCAAGGAGGAAGAGTAAGTTAGCTCTATTGCGGACGGCAAATATTTCATTTTATCGCTTTGTTGCTTTTTTTACGATTGCGTCTGTGGCTGCTTCAATTAGGACTTCGGCAATAACTGCCAAACCATCTTTGATTAGCCGCTTGGCGCGTGATTCCGGTACGTCTTTATGAATACCTTTACCGTACCCAAAGTCGCCTTCCTCATCATGGCCAACCAAACTATCTAAAACGCGAATTGTCATGACTAAGCGGTGATTAGGTGCTTAACTGCTGCGGTGTCAAGTAGTTTTGCGTCCCAACGAGCGAAGCCAAACAATCCAATTTCGCCAGTACCCATGTATAGGTATTCGTTGCGCAAAATTTCGAGTGCGCGAGATTGACGAACCAAAAACTTGCTGAAATCGCCGAACAAAATCAACTTGGAAGCGGTGTTGATTGTACTGTCCATATCCTGGTTGATAACGTATTGGAATCCGTCAATTGTTGCAGGTTCGCCCACGATAAATGAAGGCTGCCATAATGGACGCGCGTCAGATGCTCCGATTGATAGCTTTTTAATGTACGCAAGTACATTGTCGTGCATCATAAAGCGGCCGTTGCGGCGGTACTCCGGATCTACGCTGTGTACAAGGTCAAGAATTTCGGCAAAGGTAATTGCAGTAGCGGACGCGGCGGTTTTACCCAAAGTTGAACCGGTTACAACGCCCTGAGGCTGTGAAGACCCTGTACCAGTTGTACAGCTTTCGTTTGCAGCACGGCCAAAACGCGTACCCATCAAGTTAGCGACATACGCTTCAATGTCAAATGCGCTATCTTGGATAAGCTCCTTTGAAAGCTTGATAAGATCGCGATAAGTGTACGCACCAACAGCAACCTGTGCGAAGGTTGTGTCCTGTACAGTCGCGGCGCTACCTTCAGCAACGAGTACCGCTTTGGCGCTCGTGTCGTTGTTGGTAGGGAAATTCAAGGTATTTCCGGAGTCGGTCAAAAGCAAGTTTGCAACTTCCAAAACACCGCCATAAGCCTTCATTGACTCAATGATCTGATTTGCAAGGCTAATGGGAACAGTAAAGCCGCCCAAAGAGTTAGTGCCAGCGATTAACGTGTTGGTTCCACGCTTTTCCAAAATAGAACGCTCGGCGTCTGTCATGCGCGCTTCGCCTTGAATCATGTACTTGCGGAAAATGGCGTTAAAGTCGGCGTTTACTTCCTCAGGATTGCGCTTATCATTTGCGCGACCTCCTCTCTCCTCGTTCTCATAAAAAAGCTCTGCTGATCGTTTTTCAGCTTCAAAAGCTTTTTGGCTGCGTTGAAAGGATTGGTAGGCTTCTTCCTGCTCCTTCTCAGCGCGGGCAAAAGTTGCCTCTAATTCGGATTTGCGGACATCGGTAAGCCCTTCCACGTTGAGCGCGGAAGCAGCTTCCTTCATGGCACTAACTGCGTTGTCGTGCCGCTTTTTAAGTTCTTGGATTTGCTCTAAGTTCATTTTAAAATTTGATTGAATTTAAAAAAGCGGCCGCGTTTGCTTTTGCAATTGCCAACCGGATGTTTATGTTTTGGTTTTTTGGAGCTTCTACTTTTTTTGCGCCCTCAAATGAACGCTTGGCCACTGTTGTATCTTGGTAGGCCGGAAACGTAACCGGCGCAACGTCGTAAAGCGTGCCGCCTTTTAGTAGTTCCCTAACTTGTACTTTACCACCATAGGTTGCCCGGTCGATCCATTCGTCGGGAATTTTGCCGCGTAGTTCATCCGGATCTAATTCGCTCCAATTTTCGTCTTTGACCGTAAATTGGAATGAGCTTTGGAATATGTCGCCGCGTTTAACCTCCTCATAAGTGTCGCGGCCTATTTGCGTGTCCGGTAGGTCAACTTCGTATTGCAGTCCCTTGTCATCGACTGTTAATCGGAGTGTATTGTTTGCGGTTCTGCCAAGTACTAAATTTGAATCGTGGTTTTTTAGAGCTGCGGTTTTGGAAGTGTCCATTCCATCAAAAAAGCTACGGTTTACTTTTTCGAGGTACCAACCCATCGAAGTATAAGTATCAAATATTGCAGCCGTGCCCCCAATTCTCATTGAGTTGTCATCCTCTGCGCGTTGTTCGAGCGCTCCAATATTTGCAAGGCGTACTTCTGCGTCCGATATTGTTCTACTGTTGTGAGTCATTGTTAGGAGCTTGTAAATTTTCAAGAGTGGTCATATTGACCTGGATATAATGCTTTTTGCCAAGCCCGTCGGCGATTGGATTCATATTTTCAAGGCGCCGAACCTCGTCCAAACTCATAACTCCCGCGTTTAGCATTTGGGAGTAATATTGTGCGCGCGCTTGGGTGTCACCTCTCAAAAGTGAATCAAGGTTAAAGCGGAAAAAATAGTTAGCTCGATCCGATTTGCGTATAACACGGCGGTTCAACTCGTCCTCAAAGTTCTTGACGATTGGTCGGATTGTGTGCGTTACGAACTCGATTGACTGATGTTCGATATTTCCAAAAGTAGCGCGCTCAAGGTCGCCAATTAGGTGAAGCGGCACTCCAAAAAAGCGGGCAATTTCTCGCACCGTCATATTTGACGACTCGATGAATTGAGCGTCCTTTGGGCTGAGTGCAATTTGTTGGAATTTAGCGCCGCGATCTAAGACGCCGATTGAACCCGTTTCTTTATAATTGCGCATCACGCGAAGGAAATTTTCGCGCATAAAGTCGGCCTGCTTTTGGTCGAGTGGTATAGGAGTTTCTACAATACCGCGAAGGCCGCCGCCGTTCTCATACATCGCCGCGGCATAGTCGTTTGCAGCCAGCGCCATTCCAACGGATTCGCGCGCATAGGTTAAAGGGCTTTTGCCCTCGATGCCGTCATCGGAAAAATTACGAATGTGGAGAACCTCTCCGGAGTCAAGCGTTTCGCTTACTCCCTCGTTTGTGTTCTTGTAAAATATTTTTCCTTTGTAAAGGTACGGTTCGACAAAATCCGGATGGAGTATTTGGAATCCGGAAACGCGGCCTGTACGGTCAAACTTCAATTTGGCATACGCGTTGCCCCTCATCATTAAATGGAGCATAAATGTACTCCGCCAGGTGTAGGATGTCATCCGGTCGTTAGGCTCAATACAAACAGCGTACTGTTCCGGAGTGCCTGTAATCTCTTCGGAGCCGTCCTCTAATTTTCTGTAAAATCCTAATTGGAGACTTGCAATAGTGCGAGAAAGTAAGCTCACACACGCGTAAACGGTAGATACTTTTAGTGCTGTTTCCGGATTGACCTTTTGACCGGCAACGGAAGGCCCGCCATTAAGCCATTCTATAAACCAGCTTGAAGGATTCGACAACGTCGAGCGCTGCTCCGGTTTTGAGCCGATTAAGGCTTTGAATTGGTCAAATAGTGCCATTTGTGCAAATATGATAGCATATTGCACGTTTTACCGCTTTTTTTGGGTAACATTATAGCCGTTTGACCTTTTTCCGTTCGTTTTTTCGCATAATAGATAGGCATTTTCGGAAAACTCCGTAATTCTTGTACTTTTTACGCCCTTTTTTCGCAAAAAATGCCTGTTCTAATTCATTGTAAATCAAATACCGCGCCTTGTATGGTTCATTCATACAGCCGTCATCGTATTGCTTTTTAAATTCACGGGCTTCGACTAAACGCCCCACGCTTTTAAGGTATTTTTAAACGGTTGGCCTTCAATGCTTTTAATCAATTCCATCATTTGTAGGGCAATTTCACGGACTTCTACCTGGGCGTGTTTGTCGGCTCTTTGGGTGTAAAAATTATGGAAGGATCGAAGATTGAACATTACGTCAAAGGTTATCTGCGAGTTATACAATTTAAAATACCTTGCCGACTCTTTCGCGCGCTTCCTTCCAAGCTGCGGCGTTAGCTGTTTAACCGCTTCATGGTATAGCGCGTTTGATAGGTTGCTGAATAATGATAAAGCACTGCCCCAGTTATAAGGTTCGTGTAGCTGCTGTACAAAAAACTCATGAACCTCCAAATCTGTTATTTCATCATAATTCAATTGAGCGTGCTTGAAATCCACCGGAACGAATACTTTATCTTCCTTCAATTCCTTGTAACGCGCGCTCTCTGCGTTTATGCTGCTAATCCGGTGCTTTAAAAAGTGGATATGCGTTGCAATGTCGGCAGTAACTAAAAAATGCACCATTCCCTTTTCAAAGGGCGTTCCGTGCGGAACTGGATCGGCGCTCCAAAGTTGATTGATTAGTGCCGGTATGCGCTCGCGCTTTTCTTCCGATAATTCCCGGCTTGTTGAAGTCCAAGCGCTTAACGCGATTGTTTCGTCCGATCCGTAATAGCCTAAAAGCTCAACTTTGTTTGCGTTTATCATAATATCGTAAATACGTTGTAATTCGTGTTAATTTCGTCCTTAAAAGTTACCCATTGCCCAAGAGCCATAACAAGCGCAACAATTCCATCTACTTTACCATACGCTTCACCTTTGACAACCTTAATGTTTTCGTGTGGATCTTGTTGAACTACTGCGTTAGATGCCATCCAGCGTAGTACTTGGTTCCCTCCGTGTTGGATTTGTCCGCTTTTAATTAATCGTTCCAATTCCTTTGCAGGAGCCGACATCGATAGAAAGCCCTGACCAAATGGAGAAACAGTTATCCCGGAGTCGGTTAAGCGCTTGGAAACTTGGCCGGCGCCGTAACGGTCGTATGCGATGGAATGGATTTTAAACTTTTGCGCATCGTCGTCAATTTGCTTTAAAATGTAGTCGTAGTCGGTGACGTTTCCCGGAGTCGCGGTTAGTTCGCCAGCTTCAATCCATTTAAGGTAGGGGAATCCGCGAAGCTTTGTGACCTTTATCGCTTCATCTTCGGGAACCCAACATCGAAACAATATCTTTATTTTTTCGCCTTCGTTCTCGGGAGGGAATAACCAAATAAGCGAACAAGTATCTGAGGTGGATGCCAAGTCAAGCCCACCCACACACGACCGGCCTATCATCTCGGCCTCCGTTACAATCTCAGCGCCTTGCATCCAGTCGGCATCATCAATCCAATTATCTAACGACGTTACCCAAACATTTAGATTTTTGGTTAGGAAGTTGTTTTTTGCAGTTGTTCCTTCGGTTAGCGCTTTTGATAGCTCCCGGCGTAGGTAGTCGTAAGAGATGGAAACGCCAAGCGAAGGATTTGCCTTTTTCCAAATCCGCTCGTCCTGCCAGTCGTCATCTTGGTCAATGTCAAATATCAAAGGGAATATTCCTGGATTTGGTATTACTCCGTCAAGTATTTGTTTACAGGTTTTTTCAAATGTCGCGCAAACACCGTCCGGATTTTTGCCGGCGGTTGTAATTACCCAGATTAGCGGACTTTTGCGCGCACCCATTCCGGATTCAATTACATCCATCATATCGTTATTTGGGTGAGCGTGGTACTCGTCGCAAATCCCGTAAAAAGGATTGGTTCCATCTTCGGATTTTGAGTCGCGGCCCAAATAGGAAGTAAAACCATTGGCGTCCCGGTCTGATATTGAATGAGTATAGACGCGAACTTTACTTGAATAGGTTGGGCTTTTAGCGCACAAAAGTCGCGTCATTGCTTGCTGCTTTCTGAATCCAATTGTCGCCTGCTTTTTGGCGGTCGCAAACCAATATACCTGCGCGTCACGTTCGTATTTGTCGAAGCGATGCCCATAGATGCCGATCCCAGATAAAAACTCCGTTTTGCCATTTTTACGCGCGATTTTGATATATACCTTGAAATATCGCCGCCAATCGTTGCTTTTTACCTTCCACCCGTAAACGCACCACAGGGTAAACGCCTGCCATCCGTGCAAGTCGAACGGCTTACCGCGAAAATTACCCTCTGAAAATTGGATGTGTTCAAAAAACTGCAAAATGTGCATCGCGGCGGCCTCGTCAAAGTAGTAAGGATAGTCTTTTGACTTTGCCGCTTCCAGGTCTGCAACGTGTTGAGCTACTAATTTGCGCGCCCACGAACTAAACACCGATTCCGGATTGA